ATCATAACTCTCCCATCGAAGGTTGCATTTCTTACATTTCCATGTTCGGTACAATACTTTCGTATCGTTTCAATGGCTTTAAAAACATTTTTCATCTGGAGTATACATAAATCCATCCAATATATTACTTCCCAAGAATCTTAATCTTATTGACTGCTTCTTGACGAGTAATATCTCGTTGAATCAACTTATGAGCGAGCTTAATAAATGGCCCATACTGTTTATTTACAATTTTAATGTAGTGATGCTTTCGCTGTTTCAGCATCACTTGATCTTTTAGTTTCTCTTTTATCTTATCCACATCTTGAATCTTATGATGCATATTTGGATTGCTTCCACCATCTTTAATCTCAATTTCCAGTTGAATATCTGGAATATAGAAATCAGGAATATAAAAATGATCCTGATTCTCATACTTATAGAGATACGTAAAGGGAGATGGAATCACGTCAGATGCATGGAGATCCAAAATCGTATCACAAACCTTCAAAAAATCTTTCTCATAAGATCCTACAAAAGGAGTCTTTCCACCAGTAGACCATTCATATACACCAGAGATTGAACGATTCATTAGCATCTTTCTTTGATGCTCAGGATCAACTGCAAGATTATCTGTTCCATGTGTTCGCATCATGCGATCATGGAAATCTTTTCGAACTTGTTCCTTACAAGCAGGATTTCCACAAAGACGATGATATTTATGCGTGCGAGAATTCCATGGAGTTGGCTTTCCACAAATCACACAATGAGATTGTTTCCCTTGATGGGTCATATCATAATAGTATTGATCGGAAGGAATCCCAGCAGGAATCTCTTCTCGATGCATTCTATCCATATGAGAATAAACTGCATCATGATTAATATATGCATTTCCACAAAGGGGGCATTTAATCTTTAGCAAGATAAAGTCACCTTCTTTCCTTCATTTGCATTCTCTAAAGATCGTTACTCTTTAGACGCTTTTTTAAAGCTGCTATATGTCACCATATAGATTAGACTATATCTTCATCCTAATAAATAGGATGGCTACCATTTCCACCCACTTGAGTGTACTCCCATAAGGGATAGTCGTTGAACCTTCTCTAGTTACCTAGAGCTTGGCTGCTGATTGTCTCTTATTACTAAGAGAGTTCCCAGCAATTAGATAGCTTTTTTCTATATCATTACTGATATAGGCAGCAAGAAAATTTACCGCTGGCAGCACATGATGTTAGGAATGTTCGGCGTGATTGGATTTCTGTAATTCGTCTCAATGTTGAAAGAGAACTGATACTGACGATACGTAATAATCGTATCCGTCAGCGGAAGAACCACAATACGGAATCCTTTCTGAATTTCCTCTTTCTGAGAAGCGATGAACTGAACACGCGTACCATTGACCGTGGAAACACCAAACTTGTAATCAAGCTGGACACCACCGACATTCGATCCCTGGTTCAGAACCCATTTAATATGGTCATCCGTTGCCGTGAGCATTTCCATGACATACGTATTTGCAGACACTGCAAACATGATGCGTTCATCACGAAGCTTCGTCTTCAGGTATGCAAGGACACGCTCGAAATAGTAACGAATCTGCTCGGAGCGCCATTGCGATTCCGGAGCCATGTACGGCGTCGGAGCAGCAAGGTCAAACTCAAAAGCATCGGCAAACGTGAAGTTGTAGCCCATCGGCTGGAACACACGCGTCGACTCAATTTCCAGCGTATTGTTGTAGGAATCCTCGAGGAAGCGCTTCGTATTGGAGTCAGCCGTCTGAGCTGCGACATCCGACATATCGGAGACCATCTCAACCGTGACATCAATGTTCGCAAGAGCTTTCTCTTCCTTAATACGCTCAATCGTCAGACCAGCATTGAAACGCTCTTTCTCGGAGATCGTGAACTGACGATTCTCACGAAGTTTATCGAGCTCAATGATAGCATCGTTGTTCGCATTGGAAAGATGGCCACCAAACTGCACAGAGATCTTCTTAACATCGACATTCGTGTTATCGGTGTTCACCGTAACATTGACGACGCCCGTGTAGAAGTCAACCGTACCATAGACGTAAATCTTGGTCGGAACCGTAATGGCAGCCTGCTTCGAAGGAACTTCGACGGTGTTGTTAAAGGTCTTCGTTGCATAATCCGGACGGATGTCAAGATTTGCAAGTTCAACCTCTTCCGTACCAGCCGTAGCATCCGACGGAACCGTAACTTTCAGTCCATTGATGGAGAAGTCGTAGCCAAGTGCATCACGAGTCGACAGAGAACCATCGGACTCTTCCAGAACGTTCAACTGAACGCAATCAGCAAGCGCATACCACTTCGTGGTAACACGTTTACCAATGGACTGATCCGTGAACTCTGCATAGGAACCATCATAGAAGCACTCCGGGAAGAATTTCTTATTACCGGCAGCATCTTTGAGGAACCGACGCTCATACGCATATTTGATGATCGGCGTATCCGTAACGATCGTATGTACCATATCCTTAAACTGATTCAGGATATACTCCTTCTTCAGAATCGGCATGGTAGCCGTAACGATCGGGGAGAGCATACCAACGTTGGATGCCTCGTCAACCATCATTTGACGCGAGTTCTCAATGAACTGATCGAGTTTCGCCGCATGATTCGACGTATACTCATCAACGCCTGCACCATAGTGATCGAATGACGACTCCGACGTCGGATTGAGAACATCACCAAACATACGATCTTTAAAATCGTCAAACAGCGTCTGACTCGTAACAATACGATTCATGGACTGCATCGGATTCATCTGATACGTATTCGTGAAGCTCTCAAGCGTGTCTTTGATCGTCTTCTTATAGCTATCGTCGGATTCGGTCGTAAACGATCCAATACCGACAGTCGGCTTAAAATCTGGATCATAAATATGCTGATACATATTTCGAACCACCTTTCTTTGAATTTTCATTATGGTTAAATTTATCTAATTGTTTGATCTTCAGATTCTAATTC